TTGACTTCAACGCAGGTCAAGGCTCACTGAGAAATGGTTTAGTATCCAGTGGTAAACTACGTGGATTTGATATGTACAAATCTAATAATGTTGCTAGTACGTCTAACGCTACTGGTAAAGTATTAGCCGGACACATATCATCAACAGCTACTGCTCAAGCTATAACATCAACAGAAGTCCTTAGAGACCCTGATTCATTTGGTGATATAGTAAGAGGTCTTCACGTTTATGGTGCAGAAGTACTTAGACCTGAAGCTCTAATATCTGCTTTCTACGTAGTAGACTAAGCAATCCGTAAGTGGGGAAGGAATCAGGTGTTCACTTCCCCCTTACACTTTTTAATTTGGAGATTTAATGGCAACAACATTCCTAACACTAACAAATGATGTTCTACGTGAACTTAACGAGATTGAGCTAACCTCTGCAACTTTTGCTAGTGCTACAGGTATTCAAAGCTTTGTTAAAAATTCTATTAACAAATCTATTAATGATATAGCCAATGAAGAACCACAACTTCCATTTTTTGCAGCAGCAACAAGTGGAGAAACAGACCCTTTCTATGGTAATGTAACTGTAGCAACTACAGCAGGAACTAGATGGTATTTATTAAAATCAGGTAGTTCTAGTATTACAACAGATTATTCATCTATAGACTGGGATGATTTTTATCTTACAACAATTAATGTAAGTGGAGAAACATCACCTTTTGTTTCTCGAGGTCTAAAATTTATTACATTAGATGATTGGACAAGATATTTGAGAGATGCAGAAAACGATGATGATGCAGATACTCAAACCTATGGAGAACCTAAATATGTAATCCGTAGTCCAGACCATCGCAAATTTGGATTAAGTCCGATACCTGATAAAGTATATAACGTACATTTTTATGCATATAATGCACCTACAGCTTTATCAGCACACGGAGATGAAATAGTATTACCTGACCAGTACTCTAATGTAATAACTGCTAGAGCTAGATATTACGTGTGGCAATTTAAAGAAAGCCCACAACAAGCAGCATTTGCAATGGATGATTATAAAAAAGGCATGAAACAAATGAAGTCTAATTTAATTAATCCTGCACCTAAATATATGTCAGATGATAGGAGATACTTTTAACTATGCCGGCATCTCAACCATTTACAGTTGCATGTGATGGAGGTTTAATTAACTCGTCTAATGCAATAGACTTGTTAAGAACTCCGGGAGTAGCACGAGAACTTTTAAACTTTGAAGTATCTACAGAAGGTGGATACAGAAGAATAAATGGTTTTACAAAGTTTGGAGGTAGTAGTGCTGTACAACCTACAGGAGGAGTAACTAACATCTTAGGTGTATTTCCATATGCTGATGGTGTTATTGTAACAGCAGGTACAAATATTTATTTTAGTAATACTGGAACAAGTTGGTTACAAATAAATAGAAGCTCTGTATCTAGTAGTGGAGATAATCACACTGCATTTACAGGAAGAAGTGTTTTAGCAAGAACATCTCAAGGACAGTGCCAATTTGCATTATTTGAAGGTGCTACGTTTGATTATGGTCAAGTATTTATTTCTGATGGTGTAAATAAACCTTTTGCCTTCAGAATGGAAGGAACAGGAGCATTAACCGATAGAACATTTTTTGCAGAAGAAGTTACTGTCACAGGAACTAAAGGTGTTAAATATGTTACAATACATGATAAACACTTGATAGCTGCAGGAGTAGAAGATAATTTAAATACAATTTTTTATAGTGGTACATTAGACCCTACAGACTTTACAAGCACTGGTTCTGGCTCGATAACCTTAGAAGACCAAGTTGAAGGTATCCAAGGATTTCGTAATGAACTATTTATATTTTGTAAAAATAGTATTTTTAAATTACAAAATATTAATGCAACTGTATCAGTTATACCAGTCACAAAAAACGTAGGATGTTTAAGTGGCTATAGTATTCAAGAAATTGGTGGTGACTTAGTATTTTTAGCACCAGATGGTTTAAGAACAGTAGCAGGTACAGCAAGAATTGGTGACGTTGAGTTAGGAACTATTAGTCAATCTATACAACCGACTATAACTAACTTAGCAGAAAATATTAATTCTTTTATAATTAATAGTGTTGTTATTAGAGAAAAGTCACAGTATAGATTATTCTATACTAATACTGGAACATCTAATGCAGTACAACGAGGTATAATTGGAACACTCAGACCTAATGGTTTTCAATGGTCTGAAACAAGAGGTATTGAAGTTACAGGTATTGGTTCAGGATTTGACCAAAACGGTGTAGAACAATATTATCATGGAGATACAGATGGTTTTGTATTCTTACATGATTCAGGAAATGATTTTAATGGTTCTAATGTTTTAGCAAGATATGCAACACCAGACTATGATTATGGAGATTTAGGAACATTAAAAACTTTACATTACTTAAAACTATCTGCAAGTGCAGAAGGTGTAGTAGAACCTAACGTACAAGTTAGATTTGATTATGGTAGTACTGATATACCACAACCAAATATTTTTGACTTAGGAATAGTAAACCCACCTGCTGATTTTGGAGATGCTGTTTTTAATGTAAATGTATTTGGTGGAGCAAAAAGCCCACTAGTTAGAATTGCACTACAAGGTAGTGGACATAGTAATAATTTTACAATAATAAGTGAAGATACAAAACCACCATATACTATTAATGGTCTTTATATAAACTTTGTACCTTCAGGTAGGAGATAATAAATGGCACAAACTTATACACGACAAAGTTCTTTCGCAGATGGAGATACTATAACTGCTGCGTTATTTAACAATGAGTATAATCAATTAGTTAATGCGTTTGCTTATAGTTCAAGTAGTGCGAGTTCTACAGGTCACAGACATGATGGTACAGCAGGACAAGGTGGTAATATTCATACTATAGGTGACTTAGATTTTTTAAATAAAATAGTCGTAGATGATTCAAATAATAGATGGGGAGTTTTTGTTGAGGTTAGTGGTTCTGCAGTAGAACAAATTAGAATACAAGATGGAGCAATTGTACCAGTAACAGATAATGATATAGATTTAGGTACAAGCTCTTTAGAATTTAAAGATGGTTATTTTGATGGTACTGTACATGCAGATGCAATTAATTTTAATGGTACAGCAATTACATCTACAGCAGCAGAACTAAACATACTTGATGGAGTTACATCAACTGCAGCAGAGTTAAATATCCTTGATGGAGTTACATCAACTACTGCTGAACTTAATATACTCGATGGTGTTACTGCAACTGCAGCAGAAATAAATGCACTTGATGGTATTACATCTACAGTTACAGAATTAAATATTGTTGATGGTAGTACGTCTGCTACATCTACTACATTAGCAGATGCTGATAGAGTTGTTGTAAATGACAATGGTACTATGGTCCAAGTTGCACTAACAGACTTTGAAACTTATTTTGAGTCTGCACTAGATACCCTTAGTAATGTTACAACAGTTGGAGCATTAAATGCAGGAAGTATTACAAGTGGTTTTGGTGCAATAGATAATGGTTCGTCTGCTATAACAACAACAGGTACAGTAACATATGGCAGTTTATCAGATGGCTCTATAACAATCACAGCTTTTGTAGATGAAGATGATATGTCTTCAAACTCTGCAACGCTTGTACCAACTCAACAATCTGTTAAAGCTTATGTAGATACACAGCTTACAGCAGAAGATTTAGACCTTACAACTGATAGTGGTACAATAGCTATTGACTTAGATAGTGAAACATTAACAGTTGCAGGTGGTGAAGGCATAGATACATCGGCTACAGGAAACACAGTTACTATTGCAGGAGAAGATGCTACAACATCTAATAAAGGTATAGCATCATTTAGTTCAGACGACTTTACAGTTTCTAGTGGAGCAGTTAGTCTAGCAACTACATCGACTGCAGCAGAACTTAATATACTTGATGGGGCTACAGTAACTACAACAGAACTTAACATACTCGATGGTGTAACAGCTACTACTACTGAATTAAACTTACTAGATGGTGTAACATCTACAACTGCAGAACTGAATATCTTAGATGGTGTAACAAGTACAGCATCTGAGCTTAATATACTCGATGGAGTTACATCTAGTACAGCAGAACTAAACATTCTTGATGGTGTTACAAGTTCTACAGCAGAACTAAATATATTAGATGGGGTCACAGCTACAGCAGCAGAGATAAACGTATTAGATGGATATACAGGTAGTGTAACTGAATTAAACTATTTAGATGGTGTTACATCTAATATACAAACACAATTAGATTCTAAAATTTCAGCAACTCTTACTACAGAACAAGTTCAGGATATTGTAGGAGCTATGGTATCAAGTAATACTGAAAGTGGTATTACAGTAGCTTATGAAGATGGTGATGGAACATTAGACTTTACAGTTGGTACATTAAACCAAGACACAACAGGTAATGCAGCTACAGCTACAGCTTTAGAAACTGCTAGAACTATACATGGTGTAAGTTTTGATGGAACAGCAAATATAGATTTAACAGAAGTTATACAAGATACTGTAGGTGCTATGGTATCTTCAAATACTGAATCAGGCATTACAGTTACTTATGAAGATGGAGATGGTACATTAGACTTTTCAGTAACTGGTGGTAGTGGTATCACACATAAATTAGAAGGAACAAACTTTACAGGTTCTGTAATGGTTGGTGATGATGCAACAGGAACTTTAAGTTCTGCTGAAAATAATACAGGACTTGGAGTTGATGTTTTTGCAGCTTTGACTACAGGTGATGAAAATGTTGCGGTAGGTTTTTCTGCTTTAAATGATAATACAACAGGAAATAATAATATTGCAATAGGAGCATTTACTTTAGATGTAAACACAACTGGTTCCTCAAATACAGGTGTTGGACACGCAGCCCTTTCATCAAATACAACTGCTTCAAATAATACTGCAATTGGTTTCACAGCTTTATTAGATAATACCACAGGTTCAGAAAACCTAGCAGTTGGTACATCAGCTTTAGCTAACAACACTACAGCAAATAGTAATGTTGGAGTAGGTTTTAAAGCTTTATTTACTAATACTACAGGTGCTGAAAATGTAGCTTTGGGTGATTCTGCTCTTAGAGCTAATACTACAGCTAATCGGAATACTGGTATTGGTCATAGTGCATTAACAGCTAATACGACAGGTGCTGAGAATACTGCTCTAGGTTACAAATCTATGCTATCAAACACCACAGGCAACA